ACTCAGTTGATGTATTGACTAGATCAGGTATACCATCACCATCACCAGAATTTTCTACAATATCTTGGAATTCTTTATCCTGAAGAGATGAAATTGGGTTTGTAAGAGTTATAATTGTAGATCCTGATACAGTAAGAACAACATGTGGAGAATCATTAGCACCAGCACTACCAGCAACACCAGCATCGAATTGAACTGTAGCTTCTTCACTAGATGGAATACCACCATCAATAAATGCTAATTCGTCAATTTCAAATGTTAGTAATAGTTCTCTAGTGCTGGTATTCCAATCATAAACTTTAGCAATTTTATTACTAGCACTTTCAACTCTACGAATTACTCGATCACCAATATTGAATTTGTATGTAGAAATACCATTGTTATCATTTTGTCCATCATCAAGAATAACTCTTTGGTCATAATTAAAGTTTACACCTCTAGTAATACCAGCAAATTTTTCATCTGTTTTACTAGTATATGCAATAGTTTCATAGTCTAAAATAAATTCACCAGATCCAGGAAAAGCACCAGTATTTGATACATAAATTTCACTAGCAGATGTAGTTACATCTTTAGTAAGACCAGTCAAGTAAATATTTTTAGCATTATTTGCCTGACGAGCTCTAGTCTTACGTTTAAGATTTACCAGTCTCGTAAATATTACATTTGGTGGATTACTATAACCCTCACCTTGATCAGTTACAGTAATGCCTGTAATCTGTCCCTGATCGATTGTAGCAACTGCTTTTGCACCTATACCTCCACCACCAGATATAAGAATATATGGAGGTTCCTGATAGAATTCTCCAGGATCTGCAATAGCAATTGAAGTAACCTTTCCAGTAGTATTGATTTTTGCAGATCCTTGAGCGTCCTGACCTCCTCCTCCTTCAAAAACCATGGTGGGAGCACTACTATAACTTCTACCAGCACCTAATAATGTTAAACCTGTAACTGTCTGTACTGTAGATGTTCCAGTAGCACCACTTCCTTCACCACCTAAAATTCTTGCTTTTGTAGTATTATAATAATTATCACCATTCTTATTCATCTTAACATAGGCAATTGCACCATTCTCATCAAGCACAACATCTCCAGCAGCACCATCAGGAAAATCTGATACGATTTCTGGAACAATATTTCCTTCAAATAATGGTGTACCGTAAAATTTACGTCCAATAACATATGGATAAACAGGATTTCCACTGCCATCCTCTGTCATAAAATATGCATATGTACCATTTGGATAATCTGGAGTTACCGCAAACTTTCCATTAAATTCATCAAGAGTTCCAACACCAGAATCGTAAATATAATCTTGTACCAAATCACCTAAAAGATAACCACTTTGAACAGTTCTCAATCCCAGACCACTAGTTTGATATCCAAAAATATATAAAGCATCAGGTGCTGTTGCTGGAACAACAATTTGAATTCTTCTTTGGGTTGCTGCGTTAAATCCAGCAATATATGCAGCATAAGTTACTGTAGAACCATCTAGTGTATATGTGACACCTAATTCATACAAATATGAAGTGGTTCCAATACTATTAGAAGGATGCCATCCACCATCAGTTTCTGAAAATAGTAAAAACTCACCATTATTAGAAGCATCATCCTGATTGAAAATAAAAGTTTTTCCTCTACCTAAAGATAAGAAATTAGGTCTAGAACCACCAAATAAAAATTCTCCATTAGAAACTGTTACAGTATAGTTAGTTGTACCAGTCGTATTTACAGCAGGTCTTGCACCAGGAAGTTCTGTAGTAGTTCTTAATCGATGTGAAGATACTTGCCGTATAGCAGTACCACTGGAATTATATCCCCAAGGACCATAAATTGGATATCCATCATAGGACATACCAAGAATTTTAGAGTGTCCATCACTCTGACGACTATAATCTAAAGTTCCACCAGATCCAAAATGATTTTCAATATAATAATCATTATCTGGATGTTCATCTTCAATTTCATCACTTAAAACCATATATCCTTCATCTCCCTCATACCCAGACATATATTTGTGATTCTTACAGTAATAATAAATTCTACTATTTTCATCATCATTCATTATGAATAAAGGTTTAAACTCATTTTCATAATCTGTAGCTGGTGCTGAAGATGCTCCAGTACTTGTATAATAAAGAGTTCCTGGAGTATCATTATGTACACCGTCCTGAGTTGTACTAAAATGCATTGGATGTTGCATTCCACCTGCATTATTTGATGGATCAGTTTGATTCCAAATAATCAAATAATTTCTCTGAACCTTAATATTTTCAGGAGAGAAGTAATATTGTCCAGGAGTAAAGTTACCAAATTCATGAGCATCTGCACCAAAATCAATATAGAAAATGCCATTAGGGAATGTAATAGGATCATCAGATATTTTGAATGAAAATCCTGTAGAACCTAAACATAAGTCATTCTTAGAGAAAGAAGACCCAGTAAGTTGTCTTAAATAAATTCTAGTTACAATATTACTACCATCTCTCACTACCTTAGAAATTTCTCCAGAGGCATTACCACCAATTTCATCAATAGTTCTACCTACAGCAACTGTTCCGAGTGTTTCATCAACATTTGAAACATCAAGAGCAATATTATCCATCTCAACCTTTATATTCCACTCAAATTGTTCGAATTTTCCCCATTCAAAAACACCATTTGTAAGTTTAAATTCATCAATAGTTTTATTTGATTGATAATATCTTACATTTCCTTCAGTTACCGTATCATAAACACTATTACTTTTAACATAATCATACTTTACCGAATCGATGGCAAAGTTAGTTGGTGCATTTCCTGTGGTTCCCCATTCTGGTGTATGTAAAAGACCACCATTGGCAAGAATGCCAAGTACTTTGTTATTTTGTTCTGTCCTAACAGTAGGATGAGGTACATCTTTACCTCCTCTATAGATAAATGTTTGATCAAAACTTCTATCAATTAATGGTCCACCACCAGGTGCTGCTTCTTCCAGAATGTAAGTGGGTTTAGGGTGATTATCAGATTGTATACGAAGTCTATCTGTATCTACACTAAAGGTTCCTGAAATTAAAGAGTTTGGATGATCTTGCCAAATTCTATTAATATCAAAAGAATTTATAACATTTGGAGTTTCTTGTTCTGGGAAAAACTGTAATCTTAGAGGATCATAACCTCGACCTCTTTCAAGAACTCTTACATGAATAATTTGTCCAGAGTCTTCATCAATAATAGGATACAATAATGCAGCTGTATCTGGTGTTCCACAACCAGATATAGTTAATCGTGGTGGATTTGATGAATCATATCCCGATCCACCGTCTAATACTCGTATTGCACGTACCCCAAAATTCTCATCAAAAATTGGTTTGATGGAGGCACCTGTACCTGGAACAGTTCTAGTCATTTATATTAGTTTAATATATTGATAGTGCCGTTCATAAGAGAATGAACAGTGCATTGATAATAAAGAACGTTTGGAGAATTCATAGGAACAGTCCAATAAAGAATACTAGTTCCACTACCAGATTGACCAGCTGTATACGGAGTACCACTCAATCCTTGAGTACTTTGAATTCTAAATGGGTGGTTAGTACCAGTTAGGTTGTCAAATGCGTATGTCATGCCTCGCATAACATACAATGTTGGATCTTCTGTAGCTCCAGCAAATCCAGGACCGTCAAATGTATAGTGACTAGCACCACTAGCACCCAATTCCCACCAAGTCATAGGACTGCGAGTTACAACCCAGTCAGTTCCATTCCAATATAAAGAATCTCCCTTAGTAATAGAAGGTACATCAGTATCAGTTAATGCAGCAAGAGTTGTAGTTAAATTGCCATTAAACGCAACTGTAATTGTATCACCAGTAATAGAAGTTACAATATCAGTTCCACCAGCTATAGTAAGTGTGTCTGTAGTGGAGTTGGCAGTTGTAGATCCAGTATCACCAGCAACCGAAGCAAATAAATTTTGTAAACTCGCACCAGCAGCATCATCACCAGGAATAAACTTACTTCCACTAGCACTCCACTTTAAAACTTGTCCATCTGCAATTGGAGTGGATGTAATATCAATATCATTTAAAAGATTAACACTAGAATACTCAGTAATAAGTTTTGCTCTTACATCGCCAGCACCACCAGCAGTGATGTTAATATTCACATAAGGATTATCATCACCATCAACCGTAAAGAAATAACCAGTATTAGTAGCTGCAGGTGCATTACCAAGAGCACTATACTCGTTTTTATATGTAATTGTAGATTCAATACCTACGCTTCCAGTAGCACCGTCAAAAGTAGCAGTTTGACCTCCAGCACTGATAAGAACATCTCCAGTTCCATTAGGAGCAATAGTAATATTTCCATTTGAAGAAGAAATAATACTATTTCCAGCAACATCTAATGCAGAAGTTAACGCATTATAATTACCAGCAACAAAATTAGTGCCATTATATTTCAATACCTCGCCTGTAGCTGGATTGGAGAGATCTATACTTAATGTAGCATTGTTTCCAAGGGCGGTATATATTTCATTAAAATTATCATTAATTTTATCACCGCCACTTCTCAGCGTATCACCTGTATTATCATTAGCTGTAGTACCAATATTTAAGGATTGTTTAGCCATTACTCACTACTTTTTTTAGTTATTTATAGGATCTCTGGATCTACTAGTTCTTCACCATATAGTGAAAGATCTGGTGGAGTCCAATCTGAAGGAACTGTTGTTTCAACATCGACTCCAGGATCTTGATATCCAGAACCAACATTAGTAACCGTAACTCCTGCAATACCAACAAGTGCCTTCACCTGACCTTCAAATCCAGAGATAGAATCTAATCTTACAACGGGTCTAGATGTATATCCAGATCCACCAGATGTTACACTAACCCTTTCAATATATCCACTAGTTAAGACTGCCGTTGCATTTGCATTTTGTCCAAAGACAGATCCAAGATAATCAAATGTGATCAATGAGTTTGAAGATTCAATAACAGCAACTTCACGGTCACTTACCTCACCTTCAATATCAATAAAGTCTCCTGCTTCAACTGGTGGTACAACTACATCAGCATCAACGTCTGCCTCAGAACCCACATAAGAGAATCCTACAAATGTTGATCCAAAACGAGGAACTTCAGAGAATATAATTCTAGAACCAACAAGTTCAAAACCAACACCAGGTTCCTGAAGAACACCATTAACAGAAATAATAATATTATTTTCTGGTCGAATAGTAGACGATTGAACACCATCAGTAAGTGTAAGCGAGTAGAAAATATCATCACGCTTAAGGTTGAATGATTGACGTAAAGAATCAAATTCAAATCCAATATCATCCAATTGTCTCAATTTACCAAGATAGAATCCTGTAAACGATGCACCAAGTTCAGGTGCTTCACTAAACTGAATTTTATCAGAGAATGCTGTATATGCATTTCCTGCTCCAGGAGGTTGTAAAATACCATTCACAAAGACCATCATGTGACCTTCAGGATCAGGAAGGTATTGCTGACCATTGGCAGTAGTTAAATTAAATGTGGTTTGAGTTCCATCAAATCCCTTAAAGAATCTCTTAGTCCTTGCTTTAAGAACTTTTTTACCAATAGATGCAGATCTATAATTATCTCCTCCTCGGAGACCATCTCTTGCACTAAAGGTTCCATTAACGTTAGTGAGATATAATCTCTTATTAATAGAAACATCACGAATTTCCTGAATACGAGCAGAAGCTGCACCAGCAACACTCAAATCTCCCGAAACAGTGGCTTTTCCAACTAAGGTTACATTAGTAGTTGAATAATCACCAACAGTATCACTAGATCCTATTGTTCCCTCAACAGGAACATAATAGATGTAATTATTGACTGAATCATATTCAGTTATAATACCATAATTATCATCATCCTGACCGTCATTAACGATACGATAAAGTCTATTACCAACAGTGAAAGTATTTAAAGTAGAATCTACAGTTACAGTCAATCTCACATGACCAGTAGAGGCAACTTTGTCTCCTACTTTAACATCAAAACCATTAAATTTCTTAACATCTAAGTATATTTTAGAAGAATTAGGATAAACAACAGATGTTGTTTCAAGAGATCCAAGAAGAGATGCTGTATCAACAGTTAGTTTTCCTCCAGTATTATCAAGAACTGCTGCAGAATTAATAGTATAAGAAACAGGTTCTGCAGTTTTGTTGCTTGTAAATCCTTGGAATGCAACATTTTCAACAAAGTTACCTTTAACATTAATGAGATGCATTCTACTATCAATCGCACTAATTTGTGCAAGTGTTGTATTTGCTGCACCTTGAATTACATCCGTAACTTGCCATGTTCCTGCGGTTACAGCAACATCGAGATAACTATAATTAGCATCTTCATGGAAACCATATACAACACCAGTAATTCCAGAATCACCTTGCTTCTGTACAGATTCATTCATTGTGAATGGACCATCTGTAATATTTCCATCAATTCTAAATCTCTTATAAACTTTAGCAACCTTTGCTTCATTTAAAGTAAGTTGTTGAATTTCTGCAGAAACATCAGATGTAACAGAGTAAGCATAATCAGATTGAACTATTTCACCACTAATTCCAACAGGAACAACAATATCACCATAAAATTTAGTTAATGTAGGTAATGCATTATTTCCAGTAATTGTAGTGTAATGTTCATTATCTTTCAATTGTCCAGAAATTATATCCAAACTAGATCCAATTAATGTCATCGCTGTATCTGTATTATAATATGCAGCACTAGCAGTATCATAGAATGGATAGAAACTTGCAGATGGTGAAGGACTTACCAAAGTATTGTTGAGTGCTTGTTTCATATATTCTCTCAAAAGATCCAATGCAAATGTTTTGATATTATACTCTGCATTTGTATAGAATTCAGTTCCAAGAACAGAAACATATGTTCCAAGTGCTTTTGTAGTAAGTTTAGCACCCCAAAGATATAAACCAGTTCCACCAGTACCAGTCCAATCTAATAAACCAGTATTGCTAAGAACACTAATTCTATTTTTCACAGTACTAAATCCATATCCAAAATCTACTGTCATGTATAATCTATACCATCCATCGCCAAGAGGAATAGATCCATGTGCAGAAACATTCATACCACTAGTAGCAAAGAGACTACCAACTTCACCTGTGTTTAGATTTACACTAAACTGTGCATTTTCAATTCCAGAATCTAAAAATAATGTAAATCTAATCTGTTGATTTTCTCCTTGTTTCGCAAAGAATGAAGATGTGAATGTTTGTGCTGCACTATTAGCACCAGTATCAAATGTTTCTGTACTAGAATCCCATTTAATTGTATCAACATCAAAGGTGTCGAATGATGTTAAAGTGTAAGTTCTTTCAATCTTATGCTCACCAGCACTTGCAGCAACTACAAGTTTTTCAGATGTTAGTGTAGAATCTGGACTAATTGCTGCATTACCAGTAACTGTTAGAAGAGATGTTGCCCAATTTTGATCAAACACTTCAGGATTGACCCAAAGATTAGTATTATTAACAGAACCTTGAATTAAAGAAGATACGCTATCTTTAGCATTTTCAATAGTCTTTACATTACTGAAATTGTTATACCATTCATGTGCTGCAGTAATACCACCAGTAGCAATTGTAGCAGTAGCACCAGAACCAGGTGCAGTTAAATTAGCTCCTGCTGTATATAATGTTCCAATAACACTTCCAATAACCATTTTAGATCCAGAAGTATATAAAACAATAGCAGTTGTGGAATTGTTGGTAATGGTTTCTCCAACAACAAAACTACCAGATACTGCACTAAAGTCAAGAGTATACGCTGTCTGTGTGTCAACTGTATTAGAAGTAATATAATCATATTGAATGTTGTTAACAACATCGTCAATAAATGAGTTATATAACCAAGTATTAGAACCAAATTGACTGGTAACTAAAGATGTGATTTCTGCTTTATAGTAATTCTTATTATAAAGAATATTTTTAACTACGCTACGTGCTTCAATATCTCCTGGGAATAGAGTATCTAAACCAAAGTCAATAAGATCTCTCATTCTATACCAAACTTTATCAATATCGGTAGGAGTTTCTGTATCTCTATATGCATCAATATTTGTATGTGTTGCTGCATATTGCTGACCAGATACACTAGTATTACTACTGTAAAGTAAATTCTTAATTGCTTTTTCAGATAATGTTTTTATTAATTCATGAGCAAAGAAGAATGCATATAGTTCATCACCAACAGGAGTAATTTTCTTAGTTGCATCCAAGAATTTTTCCATTTGAGTGATAACACTATTATTACCACCTGTTTGAAGATCTGAAATTGCAGCAATTATAAACTCTTCGATATAAGTTCTATAATCTGAATAGTCATAAGTTGATGCAGCGTAACTACCACTATCGATTGTGTATTGAAGTTCTGTTCCGAGTAATCCAAGAGAAGATTGCTTACCAGCAATTTCCTGAGTGATGTAATCTCTATTAAAGTAAAGTCTATTACCACCAATATCATAATCACTTCCAGTAGGAGCAATGATGTCATTAACAGTTGTGATCAGAGTATCAATTGCATCCTTAACATTAGCACAATCACCAGGAACTGTTACACAGTTAGCAATTGCTGAAACAAATGTGTGTGGAGAATCAATAGAAGTTGGTTTGCCATCAGTTACATTTACTGTAATAGTATCTGCTGTAGATGATAATATTTTAAGATCTCTCTGATATGCATAATCTACACCAGTTGAACGAGGATATGTCTTAGTCTGACCACCAGATGCAGCACCAACATTAACTGTAATTGTAGTTGCTGTAACGCCACTAATAGCAATTGCAGTATTGTATGAAGGATCTGTTGTTCTTGGATAAGTATGTGTTGTTTGATGATTATCAGCATCACAAGTAAATGCCAATACATCAGGAGCAATAGTTACCGTATTACTGGTTGTTAGTGCATGGTTTCCAATAGTCATTTCCATGTCACCAGTAGTAGGATTATAATCAACATCACTGATTACAAATCCTGAAGACTGACCAACATTAACTGTAATTCTTTCTGCTGTAACTGCACTAACTGCAATTGCTGTATTGTATACAGGGTCAGTTGCTCTTGGATATGTCTTAGTTGCTGTGTTACCATCCATTGCACATGTGAATGATAACTTATCTTGTCCAATAGTAACTCTAGTTACTGCTCTCTTAATAGCACCTGCTGCTCCACTTACAAATGTATGTGTATCTGTATTTGTGGAAGGCGTGACATCTAATACTTGGATATCGAAGGTGTCAGTAGTAACACCAGAAATAGGAATCCACTTATTACTAATAGGATCATTAGCACGAGGATAAGCAGTTCCTGGAGAGCTAACACCAACATTAACTGTAATAGTATCAGTGCCAACAGCAGTAATAGCAATTTCAGTATTATATGAAGGA